TTCACCTTTAATTCAAGGTAATCGAGTAGTAGTTTGATATCTTCCACGCATTCGGTGGCTACGATAATATCATCACCGTAGCACCGACCGGTAAACTGATCTATCCCGTTTGCACGATTAACTGCTAGAAGCAGCATCGTATAAACGAATGTTTGGATAGGAAAGTTAGTCGCCGACCCTTGAGAGGCAAACTTCCTAAGAGGAAGCTTTTTCTCACGAACTCTAATCGTAGGAGTTCGGGTCAGATCTAATAGATGCAGAAAATTGGGCGCGGCTCGAAAGACGCGCTCAACAGTCCAACAGCTTAATCGATCACTGGCAGATGCCAAGTCGATTGTGGCTAATGAACCATCTATAGATCCTCTTCTAGCTAATTGCTGGGAGGGAACTTGATCGGTTATGTTCATAACTGACCATAGTTTCGACTTTCTAACATTGGTAAGAAACCAGTGCGAAAGCCCCTGTTGTAGAAATTGATTTACAACAGGCTCCGATGCGATCAAGCGAGGCTTAGTCGCGTCCTTAGGGACAACGATTAACTTCGAAGAGTAAGGAACTGTTTTTATCCCGTCTTGTGTGTGAAGTTCTAGGTTTAGAACATCACAGAAAACCACATGACGGACCTCTAACAGTTCCCCATAATCAAATTTATCATTCTGATAGCTTTGATTAGCGACGGAACCGGGACCATGTCTGCAAATGTTACCAAGAGAAGAATGCTGGATCTCATTGAGACCCAGCTTCTTGGTCCATTCATCGCAAACAGTTTGGAGAGTCCATAGCAATTTGTTAAGGCGTTCAGCCCTAACTAAGCGAGCCGAATTCTCAAAATAACTCTGTTCCTGTGGAAGGAACATGTTATCGTGATAATAAGACTCAATTGCCTGGAAACCAATCCAAGACTGTGAGAGTGAGAAAGCTTCTATACTTTCACGAGCGGTGCCCCCCCAACAATTGGTGGGCATTCGCAAACTCTCTTCGATGTCAAGGAACTGATCGATAGCGTCATCAACAGCGCTTTGGGGGCAATCGCCTCCAAAACGCTTCATCAAAAGGCAAACCTGCCTGATGAATAAAATGGCGTCAGGATTAGCATCCTCTAGCAGACAACCATCATTGTCCATAATAAGTTTCCATAGTCCTTGTAAGAATACAGGTACCTTGGAGCCACGAAGAGTCCTCGTGAGAGGCCCTCGTGGT